CGCGGTTGAGCGCAGCCGCGGAGAGCTGCCCCCTGATCGGGCCCGGTGTCACCCTGCCAGTGCGGCCGTCTCTCATGCGACACCGATCCCGAGCTTCGAGAAATCACCGTCCGGGTAGACCTTGTTGACGTAGACCACGAGCGGCTGCCGGAGGACGAGGTTGTTGACGTTGTCGTCCACCGAGGCGTACTTCACCCACAGGTAATCGTGGCCGTACTTGTTGTAGGTCGTGATGTTTCCGATCGGCTCCGCCGGCAGACCGCCGAGATCGGGACCACGATTCGGCGACGCCACGAACTTGTAGGAGAGGCTCCACGGCCCGTCGCCGCGCTGCGCGTCCCATTCCTGGGAGCCAGTCATGCCGAGGAACAGCACCTCGCCCTTCGCGAACCCGCGGAACGGTGCGGCGTTCACGGACCCGGTGAGCAGATGCACGGCCCGCACGTAGGCGTCTGCCACGAACCGCGACGGCACGTCGTAGGACTCAGTCCACTGAAAGTTCGGCACGACGATGTCCACGCCGTTCACGCCGCGGTCGTCGACGTTCACCGCGCCCTTCATGGAGGGCGGGTTCACGGCCACGAACCCCGTCGAGTCGTAGACCCTCTCGCCCTCCTCGCCGCCGCGGGACTGCGTGATCGTCTGCGTGCCGCCGGTAGTGTCGAACGACCGGACGCGCTTGAGCGGCCCCGACTGCGTCGGATCGTCCGCGCCGATCTTCTCGTACTGCACGGCGACGCGCCACAGCGTGTCGCCCTGGTAATCGACAGAGTAGGACTCGGCCCGGAGCCGGACGAGCGGCTGCCCGGGGTAGGTCCACGTGGCGTAGAGCGTGCTGATCTTCGCGTTGATGTCGGTGTGCAGCACGTCTTCGTCGGACGTGCCGATGACGTTCCAGACGCGCTGCCGCGTGCTCGGGTCGCGCCGGCCGAGACGGAAGATCGTCGCGGAGCGGCTCGTGGCGTCCTCGATCCAGGTCAGTGGCATGGTGCTCTCCTCACGGGCCGATCCCTCCGGCCATCGCCGCCCGTTGCAGCTCCTCCCGGATGCGCTTCAGCTCGTCGAGCTGCTGCTTGTCGATGCTGCCGGTGCCGAGCTGCCCGAGGCCGAACGCCGAGAACGTGCCGGCGGTCTCCGTCCGCATCTCCTGCGGCACCACGACCGGCGGCGGCACCGGGAACCGATCGACCTGGGCCCGGAGGTTGGCGTTCGCCTGATCGACCGCGGCGGCCCGGTCGCGGACGTTCTGCGCCGTGCGGTCGGACCGCTCCTGGCGGAGGCGCTGCGCCTCGGCGGCCATCGCCGCCTGCCGGTCTTGCGTCTCCTGCTGCATCTGCGCTTTTTGTTCGTCGGTGAGCCCGGTCCGGCCGGCGAAGCCGGGCCGGATGCGGTCGCGCTCCGCGGCGCGGTTGGCGTTCTCCTGGTCGATCCGTTCGAACTCCTTCCGCATCTTCTCGGTGTCGCCGCTCCACCAGGCCGAGTACCGCGCCCACGCCTTCTGGAGGTTGCCAATGAGCGTGTCCCACGTGGCCATGGCCCCGTTGGCCAGGTTGTCGATGGCCCCGAGCAGGTAGCCGCCCCAATTGCTCGTGGCGATGTCGGTCCACGTCTTGTCCCACCACGCCGCGAGCGACACGCCGAGGTCAGAGAAGACGTTCTGCACCTCCTCCGCCACCGGGTCGGTCGCGTTCAAGAGAGCCTGCGTGCCGCGGGCCCACGACGCCTGCCATCCGGCGAAGAGCACGTCCACGGCGCCGCGGAGGTCGCCGGCGGAGATCGCCCGGTAGATGCCCTCGATCGTGAGGCTCGCCGTGCCGGCGAGGTCGTTGAAGAGCGACATGGCGTCGCGGATCGGATTGGCGAACGCCCCGCCGATGGCGCGCCCCAGGCCGCGGACGTTCACCCCGGCCGCCGCCATGCCGGCCGCGAGAGCCGCGAGCGTCCCGACCGCCGCCAGCACCGGCCCGCTCGCCGCGAACGCCGCGAACGCCGAGACCGACGACGCGACCGCGCCGGCGAATGCCGTGATCGGCCCGATCGACCCGGCGACGATCCGCGAGAACGACGACATCGCCACGCCGAGCGCCGTCGTGGCCATGCCCCACGCCAGGAAGTAGCCGCCGATCGCGAGGGCCGTCCGGATCAGCGGCTGGTTCGCCCGGATGAACCGCGACACGGCCCGGGCGGCACCGGCGATCACGTTCGCCATACCCACGAACGCCGGCGCCACCGCCTCGCCCACCGCCTTGCCGATGTCGGCGAGCGCCCGCCGCATCGCCTGAATCTCGCCCGTCTGCTCGACGAACGCCCCGCCGACCGCCATGATCGGCCCGGAGATCGCGGCACCGATCGCCGACATGCCGATCCCGGCCGAGCGGAGCGTGTCCCCCATGTCACCGATGCGGGCGTTGATCGCACGCAGGGCGGCGAGGAACTTGTTCGGGTTCGCGCCGATCTCGACGTAGACCTGACCGCCGCGGACCGCCGATGCACTCACGTCAGCCTCCGATCGGCCCGAAGAGGGCCTCCAGGTCTGCTTGCGTCGCCGGCCGGCGTTTCACCGGCGCCGGCTCCGCGAACGGGTTGAACGACTCCACGCTGCGGGTCGGCGAACTCTTGTCCTTGTGCGCGTGATAGAACTGGCACAGCACCGCGGCGGTCTGCCACCACTCGGCCTCGAGGGCGGCGTTCCGGGCCTCGATCAGTTGCCGGAGGGTCCACTCTCCGGGGTGGATTCGGAGGACGCCGGCACACTGCCAGACGATGTCCCAGGCAGAGAGAGGGCGTCCACGTCCGCCTCCACCTGCGTCATCACCGCCTCCGTCAGCTCCCGCATTTTCGCGAGAAGCCTGCCGACCATGCCGCGGAGGCGAGGAGGGAAAAAATCGACGATCTCCTCTTCGATCGCCCGCACGCCGGCGTCGAGCGATTCGCCAGAGAGCGCGTCGAGGAACTGCTCGCGAGTGAGCCCCTTCGACTCGATCTTCGGAATCAGGATCGCGTAGAGCGTCTCGCCGATCGCGGCGTAGTTGCTCCGCAGAACCTGGAACGTCTCGGCCACCGCCGCGGCGTCGATGAGATCGAGCGGCTTTTCCGGCTGCACGGCGCCGTCTTCGCCCCTCGGCGGGACGACGCGGACCAAGTCACGCACCCGGGCCGCCGACGCCACGGTGAGCGCCACCTGCCACGGCCGTCCTTCGTTGTCGCGAAACTCCCGCACGTTCAGCTCCTCAAGCCCGGTTGCGTCGAATGCAGGACGACGCGGAACGTCCGCAGGTCGTCGAGCGGCTGCCCGTCCGTGACGCCGGCCACGACGGCGGTGAACGACCACCCCGTGGCGACGACGGCGATCTCGCCGCCGCTCTGGGCCTTCGAGACGGCGGTCGTGGCTGCCGCGTCGTCGATGGTCTCCACGACCATCTCGATCGCGTAGCCGGTCTGGACGCTCACGTGGGCCCGGGATCCGAACGGCCGGATCCGGGTCGTCTCCGGCGTGACATCGACCGTTACGTCACGAACCCCAGGCACGGCGACGCCGTCCCAGGTCAGGCTGCATTCACGGCCGAGGGAGATCGCCACGCTGCCTCCCCATGATCAGGAGGTCTGCTTCGCGGTAACCGTGAACGTGACCGGCCCGTCGAGCGGCTGGTTCTCCACGACGTTCGTCACGACGAAGCCTGTGCCGGCCGACGCCAGGGTCGCCATCACCGCGGTGGCGTCGAGGCACTCGATCTCCGCGGACCGGGTGATGAATCCGCCGGTCGCGGCCTTGTAGGAGATGCCGGTGGCCGAGACGAGCCCGCGGTGCGAGATGTCGATCGACTCGCTCTCGCAGACAAAGCTGACGGAAATGACCCCCGTGGCGCCGTTGCCGCCGGTGGGTGCGCCGCCGTCGCGGCCGAGCGTGATCGCCATGTCACTGGACTCCGCGGGTGGCCGAAACGGTGAACGTCACGATGTCGTCGAGCGGCTCCGACCGGCTGACGTTGGTCACGAGGAACTTGACCGACGAGAGGGCGTGGCCGTTCGCTCCGGTGTTGCTCACCGTCACGACGGAGCCCTCGGTGACGCCGGGGGTGTCCACGCAGGTCAGCTCGAGCGTCTGCTCGGCCCAACCCCTGACGATCGTGCGGACCGTGTCGCCCTTCTTC